AAATATCGCTGAGGATGCCGTTAATAGGCCACTGGCGCTGTTCTGACCACGCGTTGAGGATAGGCCACATCGCAGCGTTTGCAGACGCGCTACGGCGTTCCTCGCAGACTTGGCAGATCATTTTGGCGCTCCTGTTTCGCGTAATTTCATTAACCATTCTTTCGATATAGCAACTTTGTTTGTTAACTTTTTAATTTCGAGACTCGGCTCACTTCGATACGGCAACAACCCAGCCACATGATTATCAGTCAACAAACCAGCTTGTAAAGCCTTCATCAGCGGGCCTTCTCTCCCCGCAACATCGTGACCAAGTGAAGCTGCCCAGCGGACTGCTTTACCGCTTCTGCGAGCATTTTTTACATAATTCTCGTATGATTCTTTAAACGCCATTCGCGCTGCTATGCGGTCGTTTTGTAATCCGAGAGCAACACCGAAAGCAGATGCCATTTCGTCTGTCCAAACGATAGTCATTCCTTCGTTGTTCAGACTTGGCGCACAAATTGCCCATGCTTCCTCGGCGTTGGGCCTGCCATCCTGAGATTTCAGGTTTTCCAGCACATCCGAAATGCTCGGCATGAACCGCGACGACTGGATGTGTTCATTAAAAGCGTTTTGCAGGGACAATAAATCAACCTTTTGCAAACCTCGCCACCAGATATTGATCGAAGCAGCAGTCATTTCTTTACCGTAATATTCTGCCGTTTCAGACAATATTTTCCTGAACTCATCAAACTCGCTCGGATTCATCGCTTATATCCTTTTCGGTTGTTGCTCCAAAAATTAACTTCCGGGCTTTTTCAAAATTATCTTCGTTGTTGGACGTTTTGCTTTTGCTTTTGTTTTGGGATACCCAATCTGCCTTAAACGACTGCCAGCCACGAGTGCAACATTCCTGCAAAGCGGCTTCCAGGCTAATACCGGCGATATCTGCTTGCTTTGCAATGCCGGTCAGCGCCGTTTGGGTAAGTTTGGTTTTTCTGGTAGACAAAAAGTCTTGCCAAACAATCTCAGAAACGCTTTCTGGAATACACAAGGCGGCTTGCCGCCTAGTAGTTGAAGTTGCTTTTGTTAGGTTTGTAGGTTCTTTGGTTTGTAGGTTCTTTGGTTCTTTGTTTAATTGTTTATTAGTATTATTGTTTATTAGTGTATTAGTATCTTTGTTTGGTTGAACGTCCGTTGGACGGGCGTTGAACCGACGTTCAGCAGATGCCTTACCAGCCCTTGATGCCTGCTCTGTTTTGCCTCTGTAAGCCTGTATTTCGTAGTCGGCTCGCGGGTTCACCCATCCATCTTCGGTGCTGGTGAAAAATTCCGCAAGAATGCCTGCCACCACTGATTCGTGTTCGCTCATCCTTATTTGTCGTGCAACGGACGTTGCGTTTACGTTCAACGGGCGTTCGTGCAAATAATATAGTCCGAGAAGGCGGCGGTATGCCAAATCCTCGGTCTGCGATAGATGGTCAGTGTGTGCGGCGTAATCGCCAATATTGAAACGGTAATAAAACAAAACAATCTCCTTCGGTGCTGGCCTATCCGGTGAGAGATTCCGGAGCATCAGCACCCATTGCGGGTTAAATTACGGTCAGATAGACCAGCCCGAAAGAGACTGTTTTACCTGATACTCTATGCGCTTCTCACAGCGCGGATAAATCATAAATCGTTTTTCATACGGTGTAAAGCTATCATTTCTTCCCGCAGCTCCTGCCGCGCTGCCTCGCCACGCTTCTTGCCGATGGCTTCCAGGTAAGCGCGTTTTTCAACGTCCGGCTTTGTCAGCACATGCCGAGCCTCGCACTCGTAACGCCAGCACTTGCAGGATGAGCAGACGATGCGACCGTCGCGCAGCGTAACCGGCAAGGTTTCGATCAGGTTGCAGCCGAGACAGTCCATGATTTTCCAAACAGCACAACGTGGCAGGAATGATGCAGGGTTGTGTTTGGCATTTCGCGGCGATGCCCCGTATCGAGCATTTCGCCTACTCGTTTAACAACGTATTCTGTCCCTGATGGAGTTTTACGTTTGATTTGCATCATTATGAATTCTTCGTTTGTGCGTATCAGTAGAAACTTGTGCCCAACTGGTACATGCCTGACGCATATTTGTGTGTTCATCTTGCATTTGTCTCGATATTCGCGCCAGTCAGTAAGCCGCCAAGTGTGCGTGTCATTTTTCACTCTGCACCGCCAATGATTCGCCAACTGTAGCCAGAGCAGCTATCAAATGCGCGAGCTGTGTGCGACCGATGTTTGGGATTTTCAGAATCTCTTTTTCTGTGTAAGCGCAGATGTCTGCAATCGTGTACAAATCCTCTGACAGCAAAGCGTAGTGCAGCCTCGTGGATAGCTTCAGCGTTCGCATGTCGCTGTTGTTTCGTTTCTCGTTTAGCGCAGCAAGATCAATACGTTTCTGTCTTTCAGTCATCATAAATTCCGCACAATGCCACGCGCTAGTTGCGACATCCGGATAGTCCGGCCATGAGTTTGATGTGCGCTGTAAAAGTGCAGCCATCGCCGCGAGCGCGAATTGGTCTTTAAGATCGGTCATCTGATAATCCTCGTTTTGTATTCGCACCAATCTCTTACTGTCCACATCGACACATCGAAAAACGCTGCAATGATGCTGTATGACTTGCCAAACCGTTGGCGCTGGTGTCGGGCTTCCTGCACTATGCGAAAGGGTATTTTTGCTTTGTGATGCATCATGTTTTTCTGCCTGTTGCATATAGTGCCTCGTCGATTTTCAGCACCCCGTTTGTCAGCCGGTCGATGCGCCAAGCCTGCTTCTGAGGAATGATTGATTTCCACGCCTGGACAGCCTGCGTTGATAGCCCAAGCGCTTCCGCAGTCGCTCGTTTCCCACCAAAATGCGTTAGAACGTCGTTAGTTTTCATACGTAACCCTTTGATTTCATTAAGATATAAATATATCTTTAAATAGTTGTAAATATATGTTGCAAATGTTGGTGAACGCATTATAATACTTTACATCAGAGCTTGCAAACGAACCACCAACCAGGAGCAACAAAATGGACACTTCCAAAAAAATCACTCTCGCAACCTTCAAATCTTTTGTCAAAAAAAATCGCGACCAATTGCTGATAAACGTTGGCAGCTCATTTGACGGAATGACCGATTGTGTTCAATCGACAAACGACAGTGGATTTTCCGCAGCACTTAATTCTGACACGCCGTTTAGCAACAATCTCGGCATTGCTGGTGTATGGCTTGTTGGCGGTTCGCGTGATTATTTTTCCCCGATCAACGAAAACGGACTCAGCGGAATCAGAGCATCAAACTGCTGCGGTTCATTCACGATTGCTGTCCGCGCCTGATTCCCCTGCCCCTGCCCACGCGGGGGTTTTGGAATACGCCGCCAGAGCGCGTCTGGCAAATACTTGGAGATAGAAATGAAAATCAAAATCGTAGAAGCAAACCGCCGCGCCATCAACATCACACTCGGAGAAATCAACGGAAAGGCCGTGTCGCACACAGCGCACGACAAACACATTTTTGAGCTTGCCGAACTGATGGAAATGCGCCTTGAAAAATACGGCATTGCAAAAAAAGATCGTAGCGGTGCGCGGGCTTCCGGCATGTCCGGTGGTGATGTCCCAAACGCTTACAAATACAGCCGAATCGTCAACACCTACACGATTGAACGTAAATCGTCTGAGTGGTTTTTGGTTGACGCGCAACAGGATGAAGTGTGGGGCAACGCAAGCAAAGACCGGCTTAGTCTTACGGTCGCTCAGCGGGACATTGCGGTCAGCAAATTCACCGCCCAGTTTTTGGTGCAACAAGTTGTTGAATTGGCGGTGGCAGCATGACCGCCGAACGCTGCATGTGCGGGGCCACCGACTGCCCACGTTGCTATCCTAACCAACCAGCAAAGCCCACGGCGCGACACTACGAACTCGCTTTAGAGTCAGTAGTTGAAACCGTGATGGATTCCGGCCAGTGGCCTCACAAAGGCAGAGCAAAATTTGATTTATACGATTACCTGCTGGAAGAGCGCGATCCATCCTACGCCCACGAAATGTATGTCGCGTCTATGTCGTATAACACCCGCGCCTTTGAAGACCGCATCGAGCGCGAGCGCAAGACTGTTGAGGAAATGCTTAAAAAGCACTTTAAAGACTCGGATATTGTGGCAGACCTTGCCGCTGAATACGCGGAGGAAGAATGAGTTTTCTTGAAATCGTTGAGGCTGTTGCCGGGACTATTTTGGCAGCAGCGGGACTGTGGATTTTCTTTTTTTTCTTGTTTTCACTTTGAGGATTGTATGAAAAAATCAGAATCAATAGCAGGACTGGCAGCAGCACTGGCTCAAGCGCAGGGCATAATGAAAGGAGCGCTTAAAGACTCTGCAAACCCGTTTTTCAAAAGTCGGTATGCTGACCTTGCCAGCGTGGTCGAAGCCATCCGAGCAGCGTTTTCTGCCAACGGGCTGTCCTACATCCAGACCGTAGAGCCAAGCGACAAAGACGAAGTGCGCGTTGAAACAACTCTGCTGCATTCATCCGGCGAATGGATTTCCTGCGGCATCCTGTCCCTGCCGGTAAGCAAGATTGACGCGCAGGGCTACGGATCGGCACTTACCTACGCGCGTCGCTACAGCCTGTCTGCTGCTGTTGGAGTCGCACCGGAGGATGACGACGGTAATGCCGCCAGCCTTGCAAAGCCCAAGCCGACAATGGATTGCACAGACCACATTTCAGCATTTCACGCTGCCGCTACGCTTGATGATCTTCAAACAGCCTTCAAAACGGCCTACAAAGCGGCTCAGACGCTGCAAGACTCGATGGCAATGGCAACCCTTACCAATGCTAAAAACAAGCGCAAAACCGCGCTGACTGTATGAAAGTCATTGACGCGGTTCAGGGAACTCCGGCATGGCTCGCAGCTCGTGCGGGACGGGTTACAGCAAGCATGATTTCCAACGTCCTGATGAAACCCGAAACAGCGGGATTTCGGGATTACCAGGCACAGCTCGTCGCTGAAATTCTTACCGGCAAACCGCAAGGTTCAGACTATACCAACGTCCACATGCAATACGGCACCGAAACCGAACCCCTCGCTAGATCAGCGTATGAGGCCGAGACGGGGTTTAGTGTTGACGAGGTGGGGTTATGTATCCATCCAACCATCGAACGCGCTGGTGCCTCACCTGACGGTTTGGTGGGCAATTCGGGGCTGGTAGAGATCAAGTGCCCGAAGGTGGCAACGCATCTGGCTTACTTGATTGCCGGAGTAGTCCCGGCAGGATACAAAAATCAGATGATGTGGCAGATGGCTTGCACAGGTCTGGACTGGTGCGATTTCGTTAGTTTTCGCCCTGACCTGCCGGAACATTTACAATTGTTTGTTGTTCGTTTTAAACGTGATTCTGCGGAAATATTAAAACTAGAAACTGCGGTTGTCTCATTTTTAAACACCGTGGACAAAATGTTATCTCAACTAAAAAAGGTATGAACATGCACATTTCAATCGTCTGGCACGACCGGAGTTTTAACATCAATTTGCATTCGTCGGAAGGCAAAGATGCGTTCCTGGAATTGAAGGGTTGTCGTATCCAGCAGTCTCAGAAAGGTGAGTTTGTCTCTATGCCAAGCACTAAGAATGCGGCGACGGGCAAATACTGGAACCACGCCTACATCAATGCGGCGTTCCAGGTGAAAGTTTTGGAATTGGCAAAGGCATCGCAGCCGGTAGAAGCAAAAAAAGAGCTTAAAACCTTTGCTGATATTGACGACGAAATAGCATTCTAAAATGAAAGAATTTAGACTCAAAGTTAGCGTCCGCAATAATCTGCTTTTGTCGGCAATCGAAGCGCAGGGTTACGATTCCGTTGCAAAATTTGAGAGGGCTTGCGGCTTGGGCTTGGGCCGGATAAACAATTTGGTGGCAATGCGAGAAGCGCCAATCTTGCAGAGCGGCGAGTTTTCGCAGAATGCAAAACTGGTCATGGAAGTGCTAGGAGCGGCACCTACGGATTTGTGGACTGAGCAGCAGTTGACTATCAAGTTGAAAACCAATAGCGGTGAGAGGGCTATAGATGCGAACCTCGTGCAACATTTGCTCGAACAGAAACACAGAACCGACTACCTGCCATCGCCGGAAGATTCTTTACTTGCGGCAGAAACTTCGGCAATTGTGGAGCAGGTTTTAGGGACTCTAAAGCCCCGCGAGAAAGACATTTTGCAAGAACGATTTGAAAAAGATTTAACGCTTGAGGAAGTTGGAAATCATCACGGATTATCAAGAGAAAGAATCCGGAGTATTGAGAGTAAAGCTTTGCGAAAATTACGCGACCCGACACGTTCGACAATTTTGAGGGAGTTTTATGATACTGACGACAAATTTTAGGAGCCAAAAATGAGCAACAACGACAAAATTCTTAAGGCGCTGCGTGAAGCGCTTGACAGAGCAGAGCAGCATCCAGATTTTCCGGTAGCTCTTAAATTGCTTCAATTGAAGGCGTTCTTATCAGAAAAAAGGATACAAAATGAAAGTTGAATTAACACCAGCAGTCATAGCTTGTCTCAAACGCGGTCTGAATTGCTGGCCTCAGCAGAACGATGCGCACGGCCTTGAGATCAAGGAAATATTGAAGCAAGCGGAAAAAATAGCGGAGGATGTATGAACTACAAAAATATTGAAACCGTTAAACGTCTTGATTTTGACCAACTTGATACGGTGGTCAGCGAGCGTATCGGGGCGCTTAAACTGTTAGCGCAGGGCATGACTGACCGGCAGGTAAACGACGATATTTGCCGCGACCTGATTCTGCCTTGCGTCTATGCGCTGGCGCAGTTCATTGAGTCAGTAGAGATTGAGGAAAAACATTTCGGAGTAGAAAAATGAACGACCGAATCCAAGAACTTGCTACGGAAATATTGCGTCTGCGTGGCGAGCCAGCCAGAGATGACGAACACTTTGCTTTTGCTTTTGTTCGGCATCTTTTCCTTTCGCAAATGGAACGCGCAGAAAAAGCTGAGGCCGCGCTTGCCGAGGCAGAAGCAAAACTCAAAGAGAAGAACGGTGATTGACCTACTGATAGAATTTTCAGTGGCAATCAGTTTGCTCGCGGTCATCGGTGGAATGGCTTAGGCAGTGATTGAAATTCTTAGGAGATGAGATGAAATTTTTAGAATGGATTAGGCATCTGTATACCCCCGCGACTTGCGAAGAAATGATGGCGCGTGAGTTAGACGCGGCGAGGCGGGACTTGCTGTTAGCAGAGACGGCGCTGGATTATTCAGAGAGCTTGGTGCTTTATAACAATCAGCGAATTGAGCGGCTGACTACTGCGTTGAAGGAGTGCTTAAAATGAATTTGACAAAAGAAGTTGCAGACGCTGCGGAGAAACTGACTCAAAGACGGTGGTGTTCCAACTGCCAAGCACACAAAAATACAGTAGGCGGCGTGTACATTCTGATGAACAAAGGCAAACAGCGTCGGTGGAAATGCGCTGCTTGCAGTTTACCCTAGCATTCTCTCGGCAGCTTTCTTGCTTTCTGCAACGCGATTAAGCCAACCTCTGCCAAAAGTTGGAAAGTTTGCCAGACCGCGATAAAACACTTCTTTAGCGTTTGTAAAATTGTTGATAAATTCTTCTGCATTTGCATCTTGAATGGCTTTTAAAGTTACGGGGCCAATGACACCATCGGCAGTTATGTTTAATGCACGTTGAATAGTTTTAATGCTACGGAAAGAACCAGCATTAACAGAAAAATCAAAGGCAAGATAATCAACCCCAGCAGGCAGATCGTCGCAATGGCAAACATTCCAAT